CAATTAAGGTAAGTTACACATATATAACAGATATTATCGTTATATAGGTTGGGTGACATATCCGACCGATTAAGGTAGGAGGAAATTTAACTACTTTCCATCGTAGGTTCTGGCTATCAAAACTTAGGGTCGCCGGCCCTAAATCTAGTGGTTTCAAATGAGAGGATTACCACCAAACCTAAAGAGAGACATTCTACCTCCAGCGCAGAGTGCGCTTTGTCGATCGTCGTGTTATTACTCGACTTTCGGCTTTTTCGAACAGATCGTCTCGTAGTGTACCGGCCCAGTACATCGACTGCATTTCTTGACGCGTCAATTCCGGACATGACATATCGAACGCTGTATAATAACAGCGCTTGATCTCGTTCCACACAGTGCTATAGACGGCAGGTCCATGTAGATACAACTCTCGTTGTATACTATTCACCTTCGCCGCCGTAATTTCCTGGTCACGACCTTTGTCGTGCACAAAAGCACATGAGGATCGAAGTACGTCTATATCTAGTGGACCAACTACGGTATCACGATCTTTGTATCTCAATTCATGATGACGTACAAATTTTCGTTTCAAGAATGTTATGTCCCGCAATGGCATAAAAGGACGATCATGCGCTTGCTTCGTTGCTGTTGTAAATCCTAATCCTAAATCAACCATTACACCTGCAAACGAAATCGCATTAAATTGTTCTTTCGCCTCATTTGCCACTGTGACTATTACATCATCCCCGTAAACTGGTGACCAAACTTCTCGAATAAACACCTTCACCAATTTGTCATCCGGTAAATTCATATGACGTCCCCGTAATATATACCACGCATATGCGGAGTACATTTTATTGATAAGCGAATTATACAAAGCCGTTATACCATGACCACTTGGTACTGAATGATTGGTCAGATAAGACATATCCATACCAACGTGCAAAGTCTCACATAAATGCATCAAAAGTGTTAAAACCAATTGAGGATCCATTGAATAATCTGATATCACACGATTTAGCCGTTCTTGAAATTCTTTCCGCATTCCTCCATCCCAATTTTCGAAATCACCATCAAATTGGTTAGGATTCATTTGTAAATGTTCCCAAAACAACTTCCATTCCGCACTTGTTGCGTTAATACCGATCATGACACCAGTGCGCATACGATGTTTCATAAACATCGCCTGCAGTGCACCAACCCATTTTCGTATTAACAGAGTAAAATGCACAGGACCAGCAGAAAAACAACGGGGCTTTTTCGCCTTGTTCAAATTCCTCAATTCATCCTTATTGCAGTCTTTGAAAACTGCATCATGTGAATTTTTGACTCCGCTTCTTGCTTTCTTCTCTAAGTCCTTCATGGCCATCTGAACACGTTCGTGAATCACTCCTTTTTCCTTGTCAACCCAATCGCCAACAACACCAGAAAAACCAACACCTGCTGACGCATCCACATTCACACCTTTAATTACCAATCCATCCCGACGTAACCCTTTAACATTTTCAAAATCTGACAAAACAGGTATACGTCCTGGAACTACCGAGCTAATCAATTCATTGATGTAAACTGTCGCAAAATTCAAAGCTCGCATATCCACCGGTAATTCAGGCACAATGAGATTCTTTTTCCGTGAAGCGTCATATGTTCGAATTTCCTCGCCATTTTCGATCCGTTTTCCTCCTAATTCCGCTGGTACTCGTATTGGTTGACCTTCGCGTGATAATTCGGATGACTCCATCATTGGATCAAACATCTCAGATCGTACAATTCCACTTTTCAATGTTACGTGGTGATAAGTTGAGTCCTCTAGCTTGATAGCTCCTAGAAAATCCGAGGGAGCAACAACTAAATCAGCATCACTATTCGCAGCATACACGAATTCCTTCATAGCCTTATTCCAAAAACGTACATAACCTCGACCGCCGAAACCTGCGACGTGCCAACCTATCACATAACCATCTAAAGTTAACACCGGGGCTCCACATAGCCCTGGCGCCACTGAAACTCGACCATCATACCTGTGATAGAATCCTTCTCGGCTTGTGAATAATCTTGTACGATTTTGATATGAACCACTCAAGATCTCGTATCGATCTGGCACCCCCATAGGCACCACACCATTTGGCAATAGCATGAACATTTCAGTTGAACTAGGTGTTTTTGACATCGCCTTGGACCATGAACGAAATAAGCACACATGCGGGTTTTTATACCGCAACACTGCCATATCTTCTTCTAAATCCCATTTTTCGATGACCATAAATGCCGATAAAAGTTCTTGACCATTTCCAGCTCGACCTTTGACGAACACCTCTTTTGGTTGTGCTTTTGTTTCCAATAACACATGGGCATTAACAACACCACGTTGAGAATCAATCATAATCATCTGAGACGTTGTTATCATCCCATCATATGAAAAAGTACATTCTAACACATTCTTCGCCATGTGTTTCAACGTTTCATTTGGAAATGCATCAACTGTTAATCCATGATGGCCTTCTGCATATAATTCCCGTGCAGACATCTTTTTATTGGATTTTGCCCAGTGCAAAAATGGTTCATATTCTTCCGTCTTTGATTTTTCCTTGGACATCTTCGCGGCCACTAGTGCACCCGTAAGAATCGATAATCCTGTGAATAATCCCGCACCAATCCAATACTCTTTCGGTATCTGATCACGTAACGTTCCATACACAGTTTGTATCACTTCAAACGCAGCCTTTAGACCATCGATCGTTTTCGTTTTTAACACATCAAATCGTTCTCGTAAATGAACCATCCATTCATTTGTTGACCCAACAAAGACTGGTCCTGTTCCTACCGTCTCTGTTCCACCATTGATCGTTTGTCCCGTTGCCAATATTCGCTCTTGTTCAATCTCATTAAAATTGACGACTTCACTTCCGTTGACATAGTGAACACTTTGAAATCGCGGATGCACAAATTGTGGTTCTTCCACCATCATGACTACTTCATTTTCCGAAACCTTTTCGAGTTTTGTACCAATCGTTCGTCCTTCAGCTAAACAATAGTCCGCTGAATGTGGATAACTTGTCACCAATTGCTGATGACTCAACACGTTGTCTTGATACATCAATCGCACAGCATCACAAAATGCCTTCGGATCCGAGCAATCCATTGTCGTGGATGATTGCCTCCAAACTCTCTTTGGCACATCATATTGATAAACCACACAATCACTCTTGTCCCGTTCATAAGCCACAACCCACCATCGTCGATAAATTGCATCTGCGTCTGTCCATCCACAACCTTTCACTGGATTTAAACATTTCGTTTGAATTGGAATATTTGTCGTTCCGAGAATCACTTGAGATCGAAAGAAAATAGTTGACTTTTTGTCTAATGCAGCACCATCCATACGACTTGGGTTTACACCCACGTGCATAATATACTGCGACCAATCATTCTCTCCTCGTTGTCCAATATCTTCATGTATCCATACATTCTGCTCATGATATTGATCGTGAAAGTCACTTCGTCCATCCGTTGGTGTGTAATCATAAACCGTATTTTTTTCCCGCACCAGTCCAATACTGACGACATTTCTGTGTGAACACAGTTTTTCCAGCACCAGGACGTGACCATAATAAAATAGCCACGGGTTCTGGATGAGATTCTTGTGTTAACGCGAGTCCAGATCGATGAAAATTCACTAATTCCGTGTGTAACGCCGCAAACGATGCATGTACTGTACCGTGAGATGACCGCAAAACGACCATATGATGCGCAGCATCATCGCATATTGAACCAATTTCCTTGAGAAAATCTGACTTGGCCAATAAACGACGATCCGCATGACAGCGTTCTAAATAATATGCCATTTTCTTTGAGATTCTATTTGTCGTTAATTCTGGAACAAATGCCAATAATTTTTCGAATTGAGATATACCCATTGTGATATTCAGAATCAATGTATCTCTCCAAGCTGACTGAGGTAATTTGTTGAGACCAGTTGTTACCATCTCCATGACATAAACAGGTACATGAAGAACAACGTCAGCTAATTGATAAATCCAATCGAGATCTTCCAATATTTTCACGCGCGTGTACTTTTGAAATGAATCTAATAATCCACGCACTGGACCCGGTAACATAGTGATCAAAAACGAATAAACGATATTGATACCTGCACCAGCCTCAGCGAACATCTCTGTTGTATCAAAGAAAACCTCTTCTGGTTGAATGAATTCCACCACTGTTCGATAAACTACTGGTAATTTTGACATTATCGATCGAATTAATTTATACACCGTATACAAACCTGATAAAACTGATATCGGTGTAAGTGCTACTGTGATCATACTAATGAGTGAACCAACACCAGTGATCATATCTAAGATAAATTCGATTGAAGTAAAGACATCCGCATATGATTCACCTAACAAGAAAACCTTGTTAGTCACTTCTTTTAATTTTTCCAGAACGCCTACCATTGTTTCGACAACTCGTGATGATTTGATCTTTTCTGTCATTCCTGCTAAATCTTCAACTAAACTAGTTACCTTTTTCTGTGTATTAACAATATCACTAGCTACAGGAACCTGCACCATCAACTTCGGACTACGTGAAAATAACCCTTTCACGTCTACCTGCACCGGCACTGTTGAAACCTTCGTTACTTCCAACACATGCCCTCCATCTACGTCTCTCAACTCCATCGTGGTTTGATTCGATTGACCCAACGAACCCGGGGTGGTGTGTGAA